GATGAGTAAAGGGATTTTTTCATCAACTTGTGAAACTTTAGACATAGAATTGTTTCTGAATAAGGGACTGATGAAGATGTTAGAGCAGAAGAGAGAGAGTTTCCTTGACGAGAACTCTATGATTCTTATTGATCAAGCTAGGTCGTCAGACGAGCTATATAGATCTGAGGCTAGAGAAGATTTTGTTGAATTCTCGAAGACTGCTTTTGGGAATATGTGCTTAGTGACAGACAGAATTATACATGTCATAGTCTGTGCTGCTCAGAACACTTATGGTAAAGCAAAGGGATCTTTTATAGTAAAGAAAGTTCCAGAGCTTCCTATTTTTGTGATTTTAAAGGTCACGACTCCATCTAAGAATTTTGTTTGCTCAATTTTAGCTCATTCTGGTATGACGAAGAGATTGGAGCTTCCTTTTGGTCAGCCTGAGTCTGAAGGTTCATGGAATTTTTACGATTTCAAAACTCTTGATCGACACAGAGCTTTTCATCTATCTTTTTCTTTCCAGAAAATGTTTTCTCTTCTTGCCACCTTCTGTGAGTTAAGAAGTACGACCATGTCCGACTTTCTAAAAAACCCTTCTTTTTATCCAGAGCTATGCACTGAGCTAGCCATGGCTTATTTGGTGCATCAAGAAGGGAAACAAAACACTTCAAATGATCTTCAAATAAACAGATACTTCTACATGAACTCTATTAAAAGTTCTTTGTATCCAGAAAACAACATGCTAGCATGGAAGAAATTAACAATGATGCCTAGATCTAGACTCCATGCTTTGATATTGAGAAAAATGTTAGACACACATCACAAGAATGGAACAAATCCAAACCCAGCCAAGTTTCACCCTGTAATTTCTAAAAAGAAGGGAATAGAGGATGGAGAGGAAAACGAAGTGCCTTTATCCTATGACAGAATAGAAGGTCTGCTGAGCTGGGTTACTGGAACTGATTGCCCCTCTTTTGAGCATGCTATTAATTTCTCGTATCTGGGGGTTATCCATAATAAAGACGAGCTAAATAAAGATCAAGCCATGTTCAAAGTCTTTGAAAAAATTATTTCTGAGGAAATGAAATTAGAGAAAGTAGACAAAAATGACTTGGGCTTGAATGAACCTAGTTCTTTTCCTGGAAATCATGAATTCAGCCCAATGTTTGTTAGATCATGCACCTATCTTTTTAGGAAATATTTGAATAAATCAGGGGTTTTAGACATTGAGAAAACAATAACTGATAGAGTTAGCAAAGAGTGGGACAAAATTCTTTTAGAGTTCGCTACATTTAAAGCGTCCACCAGTCTAACACCTTCTGAAGAGCTAGATCTTACAAAGACCTATGACGACGACGTGAAGAAAGCAATTGAGCAAGTCATGTTTCTCTTGAAGGGCCACTTAAAAGGAAGCGTTAGATCTCTTGAAGTTCTAAAGACAATAATAGAGTTAGTTGAGAAAAATGGAGTTAAGGTTTCTATTTTTAAAAAACAACAAATAGGAGGTACGAGAGAGATTTGCATATTGGATATGGCTAGTAGAATTCTAATCAATTTCTTGGAAACTACATCAAGAGTGATATGTGAAATGTCTGAGATAGAGATGATGACAAAAAAGAAAAGAAAGACGACTGTGTTCCAGTCTCATTTTAAGAAGGTTTCTTCAGAAGCCGGACCAGATGATTTGTTATTCTCTGTTAGTAATTCAAATGACTGCAAAACTTGGTGTCAGAAATTCGTCATGCCTGTCTTTGCTAATATGACTCAAGGCCTTTTAGATTTTGACTTTCATGTCCTTGTTTGCAGAATTTTGAATTGTGTGACAGAAAAGAGACTTTTGCTACCGTCAGTTATGTTATCTCAATTTCACTCAAACTCAGTAACTAATCATGGAGTGGAAAAGAGAAATGTTGAGAATTTTGACTCTCCTGGCATCAAAGAACTAAAGAGACAGTCTCAGGGATTTAAAGAAAAAGGAAAAAAGAATTCTCTGATTCAACCAGGAGAAAGATCTATGAACAACCTTTCTAATATGATGCAAGGCATTCTACATTTCACATCTTCTCTGTTGCACACAGTTGTGATGCATGCTTATCAATGGATGATAAATGGAGTCTCTCAAGAGAGGTCCACCTTCAAAGCTAATAGATTGAGTTCAACAATAGCAGTTTCTTCTGATGACTCAGCTTCTCTAATCACTCTCATTTGCAAGAAGGTTTCAGACTCTCCTTCTGAATTGTTAAAACAATGTCTTTTGGCAAAAACCTTCCTTTTGACCTTGTCAAAAATGTCAAAGTATTTGTATCCTCTTTTTTCTGCCGCCATCTCTGAAGAAAAAAGTTCTATGAATGATTTTTCAGGAAAACTAGAGTTCAATTCTTTGTTTATAGTGAAAAACACATTGATAAGCCCTATCCTGAAATTTGTTTATGCAGCTGTCACTCCAAAAGTTTCAGACTCAGTTTCTGGTCGACTTGACATCTGGGGAAATTTGAGAATGCAGCTAATCTCGAATGGAGGATCTTTTGGGCTTTGTTCTAAAGTGCAGATTTGTCAGGCATATTCTCACTATCAATGTTTTGGGTCAGGAATTTCAGACAAATTTCCAAGATACAGACAACTTCTAAGCAGATATCCTATGACTCAATTTGGGTTCTTTACTTTTGAGCCAGATCTGCTTTGTGGTATGTTTGGCAACAGATATGCCAATTATCTCCACATGGAATCTAATCCGTTAACAAAAGGACTTGTGTATAGCATTTTCTCTCAGAAGAATGCAATTCTGAACGAATTCGGTTCAATTGATCTAGCAGTCATTATCAAAATGGGCTCTAGAGAAAATTATCAGAAATTTTTAGAAAGAAACAATTATAGTGTTAAAACGAACAAACTACTAAAAAGAATAATCGAACCAGAGGTCTACTTTAGAGATCCTATGACCCCTATTGAGCTTAACAGATCCATTTACCTTAAAATGTACTCGCATGATGCAGCCAATTCTTTCGTTTTTGACACAGGAGTCCGAATGATGCATTCGGCAGTCTATATCCTGGATTCTGCCTGTCTATCAGTAATAGACAAAGAAGAGGATGTGCTGGAGTTAAAGAACAAAGAGTCGGGAAGGCCTCATTACAGAGAAAAGAAATCCATGATACAGCTAATGGAAGAAATGGTTTTAGACAGAATATCCGTGAAAGAGCCAGAATGTAACACCTTCAAAAACATGCAGGCGCTTTTGTTTCCTTTGAAAGAAACTTATGATCAAGCAACCTATAGAGTTAAAGAAATGAAAGATTCTCGTTTGATAAGATGTGAGCAGAGAGCTTGTAAATTGCAAATTATGTCTTTCAGCAATCAGAAGACAATGGCCGGATACAATGTTTTGGACGTTTGTAGACATCATTGGTTTTCAAAAGACTATCCTTTCCATGAGGTTCTGAAAATGCAAGAAAGAGATGTTGAGGAACTTGTTAGCTTCTTCAAGATAATGTATCCTTGGTTTAAAGA